TGCTGATAGGACTAATCTATTTTTCAAGATTGGTAACTTTCTCCCTGTGGTATTTTCAGTTGATGAAAAACCGATTATCGAAATGATTGAGAGGTGTGAAACCTTTGATGATGTAAAAAAAGCAGCACTAGTTTTATATGAGTATTGTAAAGAGCAACAAAAAAAAGAAGAACCTATTCAACAAGACCCTAAACTTGACGGTCAAAATTCTGGGATGGATGGCTCTAGGACTGATATTGATACTAGTAATTCCGATTCTGGGGATGGTGATACTGGTGACGTGGAAGATTATGCTACTACTGATAATAGGGTTTCTGTTGACTCTTCTTCTTTAGAACCAGAAGTCCAAACTGCAGAGTCATTAGATAGTAAGATTCAAGAGTTGGTGAATGCTGGTGGAGCAGAGAATGTATATGTCGAAATTCCAAAAGTAAATCTTGATACTATAATTGCTGATAATTTAGAAGTTCATAATATTATTGATCAGGACTTTGTACATCAACAGAAATATTATGACGAGAAAGCAGAAGATCATGGTATGACTGCTATTAATCTTTTTGAGGAAGTGGATGCTAAATTTGTAAAGTTTAAGAGAGAAGCACAGAAAGAAGTTTCATACTTGGTTAAAGAGTTTGAGTGTAAGAAAGCTGCTAATGCATACTCTCGTGCTGCTACTTCTAAGACAGGTGTTCTGGATACAGAGAAACTTTCGTCTTATAAGTTTAGTGAAGATATTTTTAAGAGAGTAACAGTACTTCCTGACGGTAAGAATCATGGATTGGTATTCATTTTAGATTGGTCTGGTTCTATGCAGAATGATCTGTTAGATACTTGTAAGCAACTCTTTAATCTTGTGTGGTTTTGTAGGAAGGTTCAAATTCCTTATGAAGTATATGCTTTTACTAATGAATGGTCTCGTGGTGCAATGGATTATAAAACTGGTGAAATTGCAAAACGGGACATTAGACAACATTGTATAAAGAAAGAAGGTATGCTTTATGTGGAGGATCAATTTAATTTAATGAATCTTCTTACCAGCAAATCTAATGCTAAGACAACGGAGCATCAGATGTTAAACATTTGGCGTATTGCTACTTGCTTCGGTGTTTATCAACGATATACACATCCACGAAATCTTTGTCTATCAGGAACTCCTTTAAATGAAGCATTGGTTTGTCTTCATCAAATTCTTCCTAAGTTCCAGAAGGAGAATAAACTTCAGAAGGTTCAGTGTATTGTATTAACTGATGGTGAGGCAAATCCTCTTCCTCATTATAAGATAGTACAAAGACATTGGGAGAGCGAACATTATCTTGGATGCCGTAATATTCATCCAGATAGATCTTTCCTGCGTGATCGTAAATTGGGTAAGACTTATAAGTTTGGGTATGCATATTACAAATTTACAGAGGTTCTTATTAATAACTTAAAAGATAATTTCCCATCAGTAAACTTTATTGGTATTCGGGTTCTTTGTAATAGGGATGCTAATCAGTTTATTAGATTGTATGGGGATATGGAGAGTGTTAAGAGAGACTGGAAAAAGAATAGGAGTTTTAATATACTTAATTCTGGGTATGATGCTTACTTTGGATTAGCATCTTCTGTTCTTTCTCAGGACGCAGAGTTTGAAGTAGAAGAAGATGCGACAAAAGCACAGATTAAGAGAGCATTTGCTAAGTCTCTTAAGACAAAAAAACTAAATAAAAAAGTGTTAGGTGAATTTATGGAGTTGGTAGTATGACCAATACATATGATGATTCTAATTGGAGAGAGGAGTACAAAGGGTACACCTCTAGCAGGTACGAGTTAGATCTGCTTGAGAATGGTCCTAAGAGTCTTTCTCAGTCTTGGATGATGGGTGCATTGCGTAACAAGTGGAAGAAGATAAAAGGATATAAAGATCCTGAACCACCTGATTGCCAATCATCCTTTAATCAGTGGAGCGAATCACTACCCGACTGGGACGACTGGACAGCATGAGTCATGCTGTTCAATCATCCTTTAAGCAGTGGGAAGACAGTATAGGAAGTGTCACTAAGGAGAGTTAAACACTTCCTCCATGCCTTATAATATGGTTATTGAAACACACACATCATGCTTCGCCTCAAAATGACTAATGATCAAATCGTTAATGAACTTAGAGATACATATGGCGTAGAGTTTACTGCTGCTGATGTTAAAGGTTATTGTGCATCTCGTGGGATGGCATATCAGACCGTTACAAAGCGATTGGAGCAATATAAAGTTGGGCGCGGTAAATGGAATTTAGAAGTAACACAAAAAGTGGTTGAGAAGATTGAGCGTTCCTTTAGTGCTCCTGCTGTCCAACCCAATGTAGAACAAAACCTTATCCCAGAAAAAGATGATACCTTCGTCAACTTTGGTCCTTTTAACGATCTTAAGGCCATTCTCAAAGCCGGTGTGTTCTATCCTACGTTCATTACGGGTCTTTCGGGTAATGGTAAAACGTTCAGTGTTGAACAGGCGTGTTCTCAACTAAATAGAGAGCTGATTAGAGTAAATATTACAATTGAAACCGACGAAGACGACCTTGTTGGTGGGTTCCGTCTTATTGATGGTAACACTGTATGGCATAATGGACCAGTTGTCGAAGCACTGGAAAGGGGAGCTGTGTTGCTTCTAGATGAAGTTGACTTGGCATCTAATAAGATTCTGTGTCTACAGTCCATTCTAGAAGGTAAGGGAGTATTCCTTAAGAAGATTGGTAAATTTGTAAAACCTGCTGCTGGATTTAATGTTATTGCTACTGCCAACACGAAAGGGAAGGGTTCTGATGACGGCCGTTTTATTGGTACTAATGTTCTGAATGAAGCATTCCTTGAGAGGTTCCCCGTAACCTTTGAGCAAGAATATCCTACAGGTACTATAGAGAAGAAAATTCTAGGTAGGGTTGCTGCTACGGTGGGGGTAACTGATATTGACTTTATTAATCGTCTTGTGGATTGGGGTGATATTATCCGTAAGACTTTCTATGATGGTGGTATTGAGGAGATTATCAGCACCCGTCGTTTGGTTCATATCCTCCGTGCTTATAGCATCTTTAAAAATAAGATGAAAGCAATTGAGGTATGTGTAAATCGCTTTGATGATGAAACTAAGCAGGCATTCCTTGAATTGTATGATAAGGTAGATGCTGATGTTGACATTTCGTCTAAGGATGAGGTATAATAGAGGAAACAAATTATGGTTAATGCTTGGAGTCTGCTTTACGATGAACTTTATGGAGATGATGAGATGAGTGAAAATAAGAATGATTGGGGTGATGATGGGTTTAGTATGACTGGAAATCCCAATACTTCTCCAGATACTATTTGCTTTGGAGATAGTAAGAGTTGTTCTGATACCATTTCTATTACAGGATATGGTACTAGAGTTCCTGGTGGTGCTGGTGATGATCACATTTATTTTACTGGTAGTGGTGATCCCTATCCTACATTGGGTAGTATGAGTGTTGATTCTTTTACTCCAGATCTTAGTCATAGGAAGCCAGCACCAAATTTAAAAAGCACAGTAAGTAAAAAATATCAAGAAGATGTAGGTATTAAAGATCTTAAGGATTATGTCTCTTCCACCTATCAGGGACATTATACAAATGATAGTTCAGATGTTCAAACACTGGACCTTATTCATTCGGTAGGTGATGCTGAGTCCTTTTGCCGTTCTAATGCACTTAAGTATTTGAGTCGGTATGATAAGAAAGGACAAGCAAAGCGTGATATACTAAAAGCAATGCACTACTGCCTTCTGTTATACTATTTCAGTGGCAACACAAACAATGAAACTCCGTCCCGTGGTTATGAAACTTTCTGACAACACACTTTCAGTACTTAAAAACTTTTCGACTATTAATCAATCAATCCTTTTTAAGCAAGGAAACAAATTGAGAACTATTTCAGTAATGAAGAATATTCTTGCTGAGGTAACAATCGCAGAGGAATTCCCTAAGGATTTTGGTATCTATGATCTTACCCAATTTCTAAATGGAATGGGTCTTCACCATAGTCCAGAACTTAATTTTGAGGCAGACAATTATGTGGTGATTAAGGAAGGCAAGATGCGTTCTAAGTATTTCTTTGCTGATCCTAATGTTATTGTCACACCTCCAGATAAGGAAATCAGTCTTCCAAGTGAGGATGTATCTTTTGAGTTGAGTACAGATCAATTAGATAAACTTCTTAAGGCAGCAGCAATTTATCAACTACCAGATCTTTCTGTGGTTGGTGAGAATGGTGTTGTAAAACTTCTTGTTCGTGATAAGAAGAATGATACATCAAATGATTTCTCTATTGTTGTTGGTGAAACAGAATCTGAGTTTGCCTTTAACTTTAAGGTAGAGAATATTAAGATTCTTCCAGGAACTTATGGAGTTGTCGTATCACAGAAACTTCTATCACGATTTACTAGTAAGAATCATGAGTTAACGTATTACATTGCATTGGAACCAGACTCTACATTTGAATAATTATGTCACGATACAAAGTCGAAGATGTAGAATTCGATAGTTGGACAGAAGCACAAGATGAAGCTGTCCGACTATTAGAAGAAGGTGAGGAAACTGTTGAGGTTTTAATATGGAGCGATAAACATAATGGATGGGGAATGCTACAAGAATTGAATTTGGAACGGGGTATTGAACCTAAAAAAGGGTGCTATAATACTCAGGTCCTTGCACCATATTATTGGAATTTAAGATATGAGGGATGAATTCCTTTGGGTTGAGAAATATCGACCCAAGACAATTGAAGAGTGTATCCTCCCAGAGAATATAAAGAAAACCTTTAAGGATTTTCTAAATAAAGGTGAGGTGCCTAATCTACTTCTTTCTGGACCCGCTGGGTGTGGTAAGACTACAGTAGCAAAGGCATTATGTGCTGAACTTGGAGTAGATGTTTATGTCATCAACGGATCCGACGAAGGACGGTTCCTTGATACCGTCAGAAATAACGCAAAAAACTTTGCCTCAACAGTATCCCTGT